ATCAATGGCACAGACAAAGCAGATTAAAGCTGCAGCTGTGTTAAATAACGCTTTTACTGCAGGAGCTACTGCAGGGGGTGATGGTGTTGCGTTATTAAGTGATTCGCATCCAACAATTAGCGGTAATCAAAGTAACATTTTGTCTACAGCGGCAGACTTAAACGAGACTTCGCTAGAGCAAGCTTTGATTGATATTGCAGGCTTTCAAGATGAAAGAGGCTTGAAAATTGCTGTTAGAGGCACAAAGTTGATAATTCCAAAAGAATTACAATTTATTGCTGAAAGAGTATTAAACAGTAATTTAAGAGTAGGAACTGCAGATAATGATGCAAATGCTATTAAGAATATGGGAATGATACCTGAAGGTGCCGTTGTTAACCATTTCTTAACAGATACAGATGCATTCTTTATCAAAACAGACTCTCCTAACGGTCTAAAATATTTTAACCGTGCACCTATTAAAACAGCTATGGAAGGTGACTTTGATACTGGAAATATGCGTTTTAAAGCTAGAGAGAGATACAGCTTTGGTTTTTCAGACTGGAGATGTCTATTCGGAACACCTGGTGCAGCGTAGCCTCCAAGCAACTAATTGCATCAGTTTAAGGGCGGCACTTGCCGCCCTTCTTTTTTTGTGTATAATAAATTTAACCTTGACGAAGAATTAACTTCGACATTTGCCAAGACAAGGAGATTAACATGGCTAATACAACTTTTTCGGGTCCCGTCCGATCTAAAGGCGGATTTAACGTAATCAATGAAAATAGTGCTACTGGTGCTATTACAGAAACTGGTTTTTCTATAAACTCCACAGGTCAACTAATATCTTTGGGTTCAAGAAAAATTCAAACATTTGTGGGTACCTTAGCAGGCACAGATACTAGCACAGCATACGCTGATGGTGATGTTCTTGTTGAATTAGGAACTTTAAACACAGATCACCCAGACGCTTTAGTAACAGCATCAAAGTTTTTTATTCATAAAGCTGTTATTGGAATAACAACAGCCGCAGGACAAACTTTAGTTGGTTCTTTACAATTAAGTGCTACTAGTGGCACAGCAACGAATGCAGCTGTATCATCAGGCACAGAAATTGTTGGAGCAGGTGTAGATGTTTTTTCACCAACCTTATCTGCTGCATTAAGTATAACAGAAGTAGATATTAACTTTAATAATACAGCTGGTAACTTTCATGTATTTGAGCCAAATGTATCTGCTCCAATTGCAAGTAAACATTTATATGCCGCAGCTACAACCACACTGAATGCTGATGCAACTGCTGGAAGATTTACAGTTGAATTAGAATACTCTGTATATTAATAGGAGTTTGATATGGTAGGAACAAGATCTGACGTAAAAGCGTTTAATGTTAACCAAGGAGCGTCTGCTGCTTTGATAGGTCCTGCAAGATCAAGAATAAGACAAATTGTTATTTTTGCTGATGCTGCTGGGGCTATTACCATAACAAATGGCAATGGTGGATCTACTCTGATTGCACAAAGTTTTCCTACTGGATTACACACTCTTAATATTCCAGACAATGGTATATTAGCTGAGAACGGTGCATATCTTTCTGCTTTTACTGGTAGTAGTAATAAATTGACGGTGTTTTTATCCTAATGGCTAGGAAAAAAGATAAACAGCCGCCTAAAACTAAAAAATATTTCCGCCCTACTAAAGCTGGGGCGGGAATGACTAAGGCAGGTGTTGCAAAGTATAGAAGAGATAATCCTGGGAGTAAATTACAAACAGCTGTTACAGGCAAAGTAAAAAAAGGTAGCAAGGATGCAAAAAGAAGAAAGTCTTTTTGTGCTAGGTCTGCAGGACAAATGAAAAAATTTCCAAAGGCCGCTAAAAATCCTAATAGTCGTTTGAGACAAGCTAGAAGAAGGTGGAAGTGTTAATGGCTACTAAAAGAGAAAAAGATTTTATGCATGATTTAGATAAGAGAATGGCTATTCTTGAAGATACGATAGATCGTCTTGAGAGCAATCATTTAACGCATTTACAAAAACAAATAGATAAGATTGATGCCCGTATATGGGCTATTATTTTTGGAGCTGTTTTACAGTTGATAGGAATTGTGTCTATATTTATAGGGATGAGTAACTAATGGTATTAACAGGAAAAGCAAAACGAAAAATTAAAACAGTTGCAAATAAATTAAAAAAAGCTTCAAAAGCTCACGCGGGTCAATCGAAAGTATTATCTGGATTATTAAAAAATGGCAAAAGAAAAAGATCCTAAAGTTGGAACGGGAAAAAAACCAAAAGGTTCAGGTAGAAGATTATACACGGATGAAAATCCAAAAGACACCGTTAGTATCAAGTTTGCCACAGAAGCAGACGCAAGAGCAACAGTTGCGAAAGTTAAAAGAATTGATAAACCATTTGCGAGAAAGATACAAATACTTACTGTTGGTGAGCAAAGAGCAAAGGTTATGAAGAAAAATAAAGTGGCTAGTATTTTTAAAAAAGGTAAAGAACAGATTAGGAAAGCGAGGAAAACATGACATCTGTAGTAAGAACAGGACCCAAACCTTCTAAATTAAATGTTACTTATTTTAAAAGGGGTGGAGCTGCCTCAAAAAAATCTAAAGGAAGTAAAATTTGTCCTGCTGGAAAAGCTTGGGCTAAAAGAACTTTTGATACATATCCAAGCGCATATGCAAATATGGCTGCTTCAAAGTATTGTAAAGATCCTAATTATGCTAAAGGCGCAAAAGGTAAAAAATAATGGGTGCACTTAAAGATTGGGTAAAACAAGATTGGGTTCGCATAGGAACTGATGGGAAAATCAAGGGAAAATGTGGGACTTCAAAGGATAAAAAAAATCCTGACAGGTGTTTGCCTAGATCAAAAGCCAATAGTTTAACTAAGTCGCAACGAGCTGCAACAGCTCGTAAAAAGAAAAGAGAAGGCGCAAAAGGTAAAACTTTTGTTGCAAACACTAAACCTGCAAAGGTTAAAAAAATGGGATCAGGCGGAGCAGTAACGTCAACTAAAGCTAAAAGACCTTACAACGGTAAGACGGAAAAGGGCACTATTGTTGCAAGAGGTTGTGGTGTTGTTATGTCTGATAGACGTAAGAAAACAAAAGTAAGGACATGATATGGCAACATCCAATTCAACAAACTTTGAACCTGATGCCGCAGAATACATAGAAGAGGCTTATGAAAGATGTGGCTTAGAAATAAGAACAGGCTATGAATTAACTACAGCACGAAGATCTTTAAATTTAATGTTTGCAGATTGGGCTAATAGAGGTTTGAACCAATGGACTATTACTCAAAGAACACAGGCTCTTACTTCTGGGACTAGAGAATATTCTTTAGCAACGGATGTGATAGATATTTTAAATTTAGTTGTAAGACGTTCTGGCACAGATTTTTCTATGAATAGAGTAAGTAGATCAGATGATTTAGCTGTTCCTAATAAGAGTACCACAGGTAGACCTACACAATTTTTTTTAGATCGTCAGATAACTCCTAATTTAAAAATATGGCCTACCCCTGAGAACAGCACAGATGTTATACATTACGATGCTTTAACAAGAATAGAAGACGTAGATTCTCAAGTTAATACCATGGATGTTCCGTTTAGATTTTACCCTTGTTTAACGGCAGGATTAGCCTATTATCTCTCTTTGAAAAAAGCACCTCAAAGAACACAAATGTTAAAAGCTATTTACGAGGAAGAGTTTGAAAGAGCAATGGGAGAAGATCGTGATAGATCAAGTTTTACTGTGAGTCCACAATATGCTTATTTGAGGTCTAATTAATGGCAAGATTTGCAACAGGTAAACACGCTTTTGGTATATCAGATAGATCAGGTATGAAATATAGATATCGTGATTTAAAAAAGGAATGGAACGGTTCTTTAGTGGGTCCTGATGAATTTGAAGCCAAACATCCCCAATTAGGCCCTTTTAGAACCGTTTCAGATGCTGAAGCTTTACGAGATGCTAGGCCTAGCAGAACAGAGAATGACGTAGAAGTTCTTTTAGTTTTGAACCCTTTTATATCTACTTCTTCTGGTTCAGGCGTAATAACGGTAAGAGAGTTCGGTCATGGTAGAACCACGGGTGACACTGTTAGATTTAGAACAGTAAATGGCTTTGATGGTTTTACAAAGGCTGTATTAGAGCAATCTGCTGGCTACAGCATTACAGTTGTAACAACAGATACTTATACATTTACAGCTAATGGACAAACGGCTACAATAGGAGGTATTGTAGGGGGCGGTAGTCGAGCTACAGCTGGGCCAACAACGGTGAGTGCATAATATGAGTTTTACGTTAGCAACATTAAAAACAGCAATACAAGATTACACGGATAATAGTGAAACTACTTTTGTTAACAATTTAAATAATTTTATAAAAGCAGCAGAAGAAAAAATATTCAAAAGTGTAGATCTAGATATATTTAGAAAAAATGTAACGAGTGCTTTGACTTCATCAGATCAATTTTTAACGGTTCCTAGTGACTATCTTGCATCTTTTTCTTTACAAATAACAACTGCTGGGTCTGAAAGTTTTTTACTGCAAAAGGATGTTAATTATTTAAGAGAATATACGCCAGCGGCCTCAACAACTGGACTTCCAAAATATTATGCAAGATTTGATGAAAACAATTTTATGTTAGCACCAACACCGAATAGTAATTACACAATAGAATTACATTACTATTATAGACCCACTAGTATAACAGCAGGAGCTGATAGTGGTACCACTTGGATTAGCACTAATGCTCCTTTTGCTTTATTGTATGGATCTTTAATTGAAGCTTATACTTTTATGAAAGGTGAGACAGACGTTATTCAAAATTATAATAATACATATTTGCAATATATGGAACGCTTAAAAGATTTAGGAGAAGCAAGAGAGAATACAGACGCAAACAGAGTTGGTTTACCCGCCAGACCAAGAACATAGGAGTAGAAAATGGCAACAGCAAATGCAGCTACCAATTATTTAGAGAGAAGAATATTACATTTTTTATTTAAAAATAACTCTCTTAGTTTTTCATCGCCTGGAGACAGTATTTATGTAGGACTTGCAACGGCAGTAAGTGCAGCAGAAACTGGATCCTTAACAGAGGCTACGTTTACAAATTATGCAAGACAACAAGTTACTGCGGCAAACTGGACTACCATAGGTGCAGATTCAACAGACACACAAACTGCAAAAAACGCAGCTAACATAGAGTTTCCAGCCTCTGGTGGCACAAACAATACAATAACACATGTCTTTCTTGCAGACGCATCTAGTGGTGGTAACATACTTTTTGTTGGTGCATTAGATGCAAGTAAGACAATAGCTAGTGGTGATATATTTAGAATTAATGCGGATAACTTAACAATAGAATTGAAGTAATGGCACTTGTACTTAATGATAGAGTAAAAGAAACTACGACCACAACTGGTACTGGCACACTTACACTAGGTGGTGCAGTCACTGGTTTTGAGACTTTTGCAGCAGGTATAGGTAATTCTAATACAACATATTATGCTGTGATACTTCCTGGTTCTGCTGAGTTTGAAGTTGGTTTAGGAACATTAAGCAGTGACTCTAGTACGATAGCACGAACTACAATTATTAGTAGTTCTAACAGTGATAGTGCAGTCAATTTTAGTGCTGGTACAAAAAATATATTCTGTACAATACCTGCATCAAAGTCAGTGTTTTTAGATGCCAGTGGCAA